CAACGTTTGCAGCCAGGTGGAACTATCGTCTGTGTTATGACGAGATGGAACACAAAAGATTTAACAGGAATGTTATTGCAACATCAAAAAGAAGCTAAAGCAGATCAGTGGGAGCTGGTAGAGTTCCCAGCTATCATGCCATCGGGTAATCCTGTTTGGCCGGAGTATTGGAATACTAAGGAGCTAGAAACTGTAAAAGCTTCATTATCTGTTGGTAAATGGAACGCGCAGTGGATGCAGAACCCAACTTCTGAAGAAGGTGCAATCATTAAACGAGAATGGTGGAAGAAGTGGACTGGAGACACAATGCCAAGACTAGAGCACGTTATTCAAAGTTACGATACAGCTTTTATGAAAAAAGAAACAGCTGACTATAGTGCGATCACTACGTGGGGCGTGTTTCGAGAAAACGAGGATAAGCCTGCAAGTTTAATATTGGTTGATGCACTAAAAGGTAGGTACGAGTTTCCAGAACTAAGAAGAATTGCAAAAGAACAATACGATTACTGGCAGCCGGAAACTGTTTTAATCGAAGCAAAGGCATCAGGATTACCTTTGACGTATGAATTAAGAAATATGGGTATACCAGTAATTAACTTTACTCCAAGCAAAGGAAATGATAAACATACACGTGTTAACTCGGTCGCACCACTATTTGAAAGTGGAACGATATGGGCGCCCACACATAAAAACTTTGCACAGGAAGTAATTGAAGAATGTGCAGCGTTTCCTTATGGGGATCACGACGACCTTGTTGACAGTATGACTCAAGCCGTTATGAGATTCAGGCAAGGGGGTCTTATACCTCATCCTGAAGACTATAAGGATGAGAAGATAATAAAAACTAAGAGAGTGTACTACTAATGACTATAAACGCAGTTTTAAAATTTTTACAAGCAGCGAGAAACCTTGCTAAACAAGGTATGACCAAAGAACAAATTCTAGATTTTGCAAGAAGAGAATTTGGTGAAGTATCTGATTTTTTAAAAAGACAAATAGATAGTATATTTAAAAAAGGAACTCCTAGTAAAAGTAAAATAGGAGAAACTTTTGGATTTAAAAATTATCCTAAAACAGCTCAAAAGAAAAAAGGTGAGGTGGTGCCTATTAAAGAAGGTGAAGGTGACGACTTTATAGATTTTGTAAGAAAGCAAGGAGACGAAGAAGGTGCGAATAAGATACAAAAAGAAGTAGATAGAATTAATAAAGCAATAGAGGACGCTGATAAAAGAGTAGCAGCTAAAGAAGCTCTTGAAAAAAGAACTGCCGATATAAAAAAAGGCGATGTTGAAGGAGAGGGTATCGAGAGTCTAGAGACGAGCATCAAGAAAATAAAAGAAACAGCTGATGAGATGAAAGAGTTGAGTAAAAAAACTACTCCTGAAAGTATTTTTGAGAACATGATAAAAAGTCAAAGAGTAATGGCAGAAGGATATAAAACAGGAAACATTAGAACTGCTGTAAGAGAATTTATGCGATCAGAAGAAAAAGCAGGTAGATTAAAATTAAATGAAACAGATTCTTTTAGAATTAGAGAATATTCACCTATGACAGAAGATGATCCAATTGATGTGTTTAGAAGACATTATGGAGAAGATGCATTAGAGGCAGTGGATGAGATTGGAGATGTGTTTATGCAAGGAGAAAGTTTTTCACACTATGAGGAATTATTAAGAAATAGTGTAGATAAAAAATTTTTAACTGTTAAAAAAACTGGCGCTGGTGAATATGATGCTAGTGTTGTTGCTGCAGAAAAGATTAGAAAAGCAAAAGAACAAGAAGCTAAGAATAGAAAAATACTAGAAGAATTTGATCCAAAAGACAGAACTGAAAACGCCGAAGGTGGCTTAATTAACATACTGAAACTATAATGAAAATTCACGAATACAATGAGATGATGGCGTATCTTACGCGTCCGGCTGTTAATAGAACTGGATTTGCTCAAGGCGGAGTTATAGGTAAAGGCGGAATGTTCCAGGGTGAAGACATGGGTTACAGGACTGGGTTTGCTAGACCAATAGCAACAGAAGGACCAAGTGCGTATATAAGAGAAGTTTTAGGAAAACTTCCTAAAGGTAGTAAATTTGATGCTGAAGCTCTTGCAAGAGAAATAATAAAAAAATTTCCAGATTCTTCAAAAAGTTTTATAGATAAAAGAGATGGAAGTATTTCAACTTCTACAATTCAAAAAGTTATTATAAGAGACAAAAGTTTAATACCTTTAAAATTAAAACCATATACTCAAAGTGAAAAAACAATTATACGGGTACAGAATTTTATAGATGACTTTATAAAAACAAATGAAAGAAATCCAACTGTTGGAGAAGTAAAAATTGGTGCACAAACAGATCCTACACAATTAACAAAATATAAAGAAGCTGGAAAAATTACAGGCATGCAAGATACAGTTTATGATGCACATAAAATAGCTATTGACTATTTAAACAGTGCAGAAAGACCAACAATGAAAGGACTTCAAAAATTAATAGGTAATGTACCAGTTAAAAATGCAGAAACATTATTGAGTAATATGTATGTAAGAACATTAGAGGCTATGAGAAACAGAGCCGCTGGTATTGAACAACCAAGGTCTGTTTATAAAGATTTTTCAATTGAACAATTAGACTCTTTAAAAAGAAAAGTTAGAGCTGTTCCAGGTTATAAAGATATATACTCAAGACAAATAGAAGATTTAATTTCAGAAGCTTACAAAAATCAACCTAAAAAATTAGAAACAGCTTTAAAGAAAATTGGTAGATATAAAAAATTAAATGAAGAACTTAGAAAAATAGGCGCGGGGTTAGAATTAGATCATCCTCTTTCATACGATTTTATGAAAAAAGCAAAGGGAGGAGCAGACCCTGAAGAATTAATTAGAGTTAAACCTATACCAGAACGAGTTAATATATTTAAAAAATCTTTGGATGAAAAATTAGTAGAAATATCAAAAAGTTTAAAAAAGAATCCAGGTGATAAAAAAGTTTTAGGCTTATATCAAGATCTACAATCTATTGCTTCTGATATAGGGGTAAATGTAGGTAAAATATCTAAAGCAGGAAATATAATAACTGCACAGGCAGCAAAAGCAGGAGATGTGCCTTTACTACCAGATGTTAAAAAAGGAGCAGCCATACAAAACGCATTTAGAGAATTTGTAAAAGGAATTAAGAACGATCCTAGAATGAAAAGACTTGGAATAAATGTAAATAGGTTAGCTGACCTTGCAAAAGCAAAAGCTGTAGATTCAAAAGAATATTTAAAAGTTGTAGATGATTTTGTAGCCAAAGCAGGAAAATTTGGTATTCCTTTAGCAGGAGCCTATGGTGTTTATAAAGTAGCTGGTTTTGATGCACCTGTCATGGCAGATGACACAGGACAAATGCCTCAAGGTTCTCCTGGACAGTTAAGTGAAGATGAAGAAGGGTTAAGCCTTGGAGAAAAAGCAGCTATCGGAGCTGGAGCCGGAGGAGCGTATGCTTTAAAAAAACCGATTTGGCAAGGAACAAAATGGATAGGAAAAAAAGCATTACAAGCTTTAGGTTCAGTCCCTGCATCTCTATATTTTTTTCAAAACACTGTTAGAAATAGTTTAAAAGAAGGTAAATCTTTAACAGACGCTATTGTAGATGCTGAAGCTGGTATAGAACTCTTATATCCGGAAATTGCAAAAAGAGCGGGTTTTGGAATGAAGGTTTTAAATCCAATAGCAAAACGTATGACACCTGTTGGTGTAGGTTTAACTACAGCCGGTCTTTTAAAAGACAGAGCTATTAATATGGCTGAACAAGCAGAAACAATGTCTGCTTTAGAACCAAATGAAGAACAACAACGATTAATAGAGGAGTATGCAGCAAAAGATTATCGAGGATATAATCAAGGCGGCCGTGTAGGTTTTGACGCTGGAGGCATTGGAGATTCAAATAGATCTAAAATTAAAAGGTTAGCAGATACTTTAGCTAAATGGAAATATGGAACACCTTTATCTAAATTAACTGATAAAAAAAGATTTGAAATGGAGGATTTAGCTATTAAAAAATTAGGACTTACTTTAGAAGATTTAGGAATTACAAAGTTTAATGAAGGCGGCCGTGTAGGTTTTGATAAAGGTTCACCAAAGAGCCCAGGTAGAAGAACTTTTATAAAAGGTATAACTGCTCTTGCAGCATTACCTATCGTTGGAAGATATTTTAAACTTGGAAAAGTTTTAGAAAAAGCCTCTGGATACACAGGACCAGCAATAGAAAAAATTAAAGGCATGCCAGAATGGTTCCCGTCGCTCGTTAAAAAGCTCTGGAACGAAGGTGAGGATGTAACTGAACAAATGGCTTATGGTGAGAGACAAGTTGTTAAGAGAGGTACACTTGAAGGTGGTGATGATGTAGATATGGTTTATGATCTAGATACTGGAGATGTAAGTATTCAAGTAACGCCTAAAAAAGGAGAGTACAGTACAAAAAGCGGAGCCTATAACAAAGAATATGAGTTAGACTATGTAAAAGGTCAAGCAGATGAAACGACAAAAGGTACACCATCTGACGAATTTTCTTTTAAGGAAATAGAAGGAAGACCTGATCCAGAAGCTATGGACGTAAATTGGGATGTTAAGTATACCACTGTAGATGATGCAATGACTGATTTAACAGAATTAGAAGCATTTGCTAAAAATAAAACAACTAAACAAATTCATAAGAAAAAAGGAACTAAGAAAAAAGACGTATTCCCTGATTATGACCCTTACTAAAAAACTAACAACTACAGTACCCCCTAAAAGAGGGCCTAATCCACAAGGGTTGAATATTCCTATAAAACAAGGTAAAACAATAACATCGGAGAAAACAAATGGCAGATATAGACAAAGCTTTACCAAACGTAAAGCAAACACTAAATATTCCTAATCCTGAAGATGTAGCAGTAGCTGAACAGGAAGTTCAACAGGAAACAGAAAATCCAGTTGATGTACAACAGAATGAAGATGGAAGTGTTGATATAAATTTTGAACCCATGGCAATGAACCCAGGTCAAGATCAAGGTCATTATGCCAATTTAGCAGAATTATTGCCAGACGATGTTTTAGATAGATTAGGTAGTCAACTTCATCAAAATTATACAGATTATAAAACTTCAAGAAAAGATTGGGAAAGAGCTTACACAAGTGGATTAGATTTATTAGGATTTAATTATGATGATAGATCAGAACCATTTAAAGGAGCAAGTGGTGCAACTCACCCAGTTCTTGCTGAAGCTGTAACTCAGTTTCAAGCTTTAGCTTATAAAGAATTATTACCAGCAGAAGGCCCAGTTAGAACTCAAATACTTGGTTTACCTACACCTGACAAAGAAGCTCAATCACAAAGAGTTAAAAATTTTATGAATTATCAGTTAATGGATCAAATGAAAGAATACGAGCCAGAGTTTGATCAAATGTTATTTAATTTACCATTAGCAGGCTCTACATTTAAAAAAGTTTATTATGATGAATTAATGCAAAGAGCAGTTTCTAAATTTGTTCCTGCAGATGATCTAGTTGTACCATACACTGCAACTTCACTAGATGATTGTGAATCTATTATTCATATGGTTAGAATGACAGAGAATGAATTAAGAAAACAACAAGTAGGTGGTTTTTATAGAGACATAGAAGTTAATCCTACTCATTTAAATGAAACAGAAGCAGAAAAAAAAGAAAGAGCACTAGAAGGTTTTTCTAAAGGAAGAGATGACAGAATGTTTAACATTTTAGAATGTCATACTGACATAGATTTAGAAGGTTTTGAAGATATTGGACAAAATGGTGAACCTACAGGAATTAAACTTCCTTACATTGTAACTTTAGAAGAAGGCACTAGAAAAGTTTTATCTATTAGAAGAAATTATGAAGTAGGGGACCCATTAAAAAAGAAAATTAATTATTTTGTTCACTTTAAATTTTTACCAGGACTTGGTTTTTATGGTTTTGGTTTAATACACATGATTGGTGGACTATCAAGAACAGCGACAGCTGCATTAAGACAACTGTTAGACGCTGGAACCTTGTCAAACTTACCTGCTGGATTTAAGATGCGTGGAATTAAAATGAGAGACGAAGCGCAGTCAATTCAACCTGGAGAATTTAGAGATGTAGATGCTCCTGGTGGAAACTTAAAAGATGCTTTTATGATGCTTCCATTTAAAGAACCATCACAAACCTTATTACAACTTATGGGTGTCGTGGTATCTGCAGGACAAAGA